CTCTTGTTCATCCGACCGGACCGGGAAAACTTTTTTGTTCCTGTATCCTCATCCGACCAAATGCACTCATTCATTCTATAACGGGAATTCCCGCTTTCGTCTACTTGAAGTTCAACGAAAGAACTCCGAGGTGAGTTCACAGTTTACGTTTCTGCCTCGCACCGACCGGCAGTTCTCTGAATACGATACACTCCTACTATTCCTCTTCCATGTTTTTGCAATATCCTTATTCATTATAAATATGTCATTAAAATAAGTCAAGGTATTTTCACCGGAACTATGCCGATTCCGCTATCACTTTCGATTTTTCAAAGTTACGTCAACTCTGCGATTCTGGATACGCCGACATAAATTTCGGATATTTTATACCATGTACTGTAGTCGACTTTCCCCGTTTGCGGCAGTTGAAACACTTCCTGAAATTTTCTGACCGATTCCGCCGTTTTTGAACCGTAAATACCGTCTGCCGTAATTTTAGGTATCGCAGGATACGCTCCCGCAATTACATTCAACTGCTCCTGTATCTGCCTCACCTTTTCTCCGCTTGACCCGATCTCCAATACATATCCCGGCCACGAAGATGGAATACCTGATATTTCCGGCGCAATATTAATATACATGTCATCTCCGTAAAAATAACGAAGAATCTCGATCGGTGTCAAACCTTTATCTCCAAGTTCCTTCGACCCCCATTGTGTCAACCTTTTCGTAACAACATACAAATCATTTTATATCCCTATAAGGTATCCTTAACGTAAAAACCTGCAACTGTTACTTCTTTATATAATGTATGAAGATGATACAATATTTCTCCCCGGAGCTAATACTCCGGGGAAATGTTTTTTAGTACAGCTGAAATTTATCAAACGCAATGCCAAAACATCCGGCATGTCCGTCCTGTCCATTTCCAGTCTCATTGTCGAACTGCCACGGATAGTAACCGCCGCCGATCGGAGCGACTCTGTACTGCGCTTTTTGATAACCATATTTTGCAACAATATCCGCCGGAGTGTCATAATATACCTCTACGGCATCGATCACAGCTCCCGGATATCCAGCATAGCCGTTATTTGCGTCAGACCAGTTACATCCGGTTACGTAAGGTAACCATCCCTTGCCCTTTACATGCACGCGGTATTTTACAGTACCTTTATTAACCTTTATCGCGATACCGGCGATTGTACGACCCGGAAGTCCTGCAAAATCAGACAGGTTATTCACAAAGGGCAGGATTGTTCCGTCGGTCAACATAACGCCATAAGTAAACACAATGCCGGGATCACCGGATGCTGCACTGCTTCCGCCTCCACTGACAACCGGAGCATCCGGCAACTTGTCCATTCCCATATACTCACGGATTTTATTAATAAAATATGTTTTACAGCCAGATGTGCCCCCATGAATCTCTACAGATCTGTGCGGGCACGCTGTCGCGAATACCTCCTTGTGCAGCCGGATTGTATTCGTGTTTGGAACGATACCGTACTGCTTACACTTCTGCGCCGCCAACTTCAACGCATTCTCTTCATTTTTCTTAAAGATTTCCAAATCCCCCATACTCTGACAGACCTCGATCGAATAATAGTTCCGGTTTCCGTCTGTCTGCCCGCAGTGCCATGCTGCGTAGGCATCATCTTCCGCATACAAGATCCCGTCACTAGCTACATAAGCGTGAGCAAATCCGTTTTCTAACGGATGCGTTTGCAGCCATTTTCTGTAAAACGCTGCATTTGCATTTTGTGATCCTGCATCGTTGTGAATAAAAATTCCTCTCGGATTTCCACCTCTAAGTCCTGCTACTCCTCTACAAATACTCATGTTCTTCTCCTTTCTTCCGGCATTTGCACCGGCGCAAAAGAGGGCGATCACTCGCCCTCTGAATCTCCATCTTTATTTACGACCTTGTCTGCAACCTCTAAACCTTTAATCAATATAATCGGCACGTTAAATCCAGCTTCTACGAAATTTTCCAAAATCGAGCGAATCTCATTTATAAGCAAGCTGGCCAGTACGAACCATCCAAGCAATGTAGTGATCCCTAAATCTACACCGATCGCCTTACCGATCTCGATAAAGATTGCCGATGCCCCAAACGCAACCATAATCATAAGCCAGTACCCCAACTTCTTAAGGACGCCTTTCCAGCCTCTGACAGAGTTTTCTTTGTTGGCCATCTTGCTCTTCATCCACCCGGTTATCCAGTCTGCTACATTAAGTAGCAAAAAGGCTGCAAATAAGATCCAGTGCTCTCCTAATATGTAGGACAACACCGCCACAATCGCTCCTGCAATCGCATTGTATCCGTCAA